CCTTGAATACCTTGAACACCTTGCTCACCTTGTATACCCTGAATGCCTTGTTCTCCTGTATCACCTTTAGGTCCTCTTAAAGGACCTGCAAAGATTGATACTATCTCTTGGTTGTCTATTACTGTTACTTGTATATTATCCATTTGTTACGTCTTGTAATACTTTAAATGTTCCACCTACATAAGTTTTAATGTCTCCATTAGGAAATGTTGTTTCCACGTCATAGTAATAAGTTCCTATTTCAAAATCAATAGGAGTAAACTTATCTATTTCAAATCTACCATTGGCAGCGTCAGTCATAGTTATACCTGCTGTAGTATCTACGTTTTTAACAACGTGACCTTTCTTGCTATTGTTTCTAAATTGAACCTTAACAGTAACATCAGTTAAATCTATAGGGTCTCCTACAGCGTCATTGTATTCAAACTCCACTCTTGAGAACGTGTCGTTCTTTATTCTATCACTTAGTTTTTTTACTACCATCTTCTATGTTTTTTTTAATATCAACGTCTAGGTTCTCTATAAAAGAATCTAGTTTATCTTTATAAACTGTTTTTAATTTGTATTTGTTAATGTCTTCCAATCCCATCTTGTTAAAGTTATCCTAAATAAAACCCTGCTGTGTTAGCGTCCTTGTCAGGACTCATATCTTCTGTTGTATCATTATACTCAGGGAATAATATACTATTATCGCATAAGAAGTTGATAAGTCTGTTTGTATAGAAAACAGCCTTATCGTTAGCTCTGTTAGCTAAGCCTGCAATCTCTTCTCTGTCAAGTGTAGAGGCATTGTCTGATGAGTGCTTAAATAAGCCTTTATTAGACAGTGTATAACTTGCGAAGGGTATATACTCAGCTTGAGTGTACCAAGCCAACATAGGCTTTATAAAGTCGTCTAATAGACCTTTATAATCAGAGTTAGCTGCATCAACTATAGTTCCGTTAGAAACAAGTAACATTAGCTTTCTGTAAAGCTCAGTACCTAAATAGTTTTGTACGTGCATATCCTGTGCAGTCTCTATGAACTGAAGCATAGAATCAGGGTCTACTGAACCTGATATAATAGACTTCTTTTTTACGTATGTATCTGAAACGAATAAAGCCTTTGCCATTATTTATTATTTTTTATGTTAAATATATCTTTTATCTTGCTAAGTATAGTAGCTTTATCTTCTTCTTTTGTAAATATAGCTTCTATCTCTGCATCAGTTATCTCTTGAGACGATAACTTCTCTCCTGTTTCAATCTCTCTAGTTGACTTGTTTTCTACATTCTCTAAGTCACTAAATTCTATTGGTTGTAATGTTCTAAAGTATAAGCTTAAGAAAATCTTGTTCACAGCTAATATCTTATTTAAAGCATCTATAATGTTTTGTTGGAATGGTCTAATAACTATATTATCCATTAAGTTAGAAGCTACTTTAAGTTCTTCTGCATTATTACCAAATCCTGTATTGTCTTTAATCCCTAAAAGGATTGGAGACACAATACCGTGACCTAACATTATCTTCTCTCTACTTTCTTCTGATAAGAATTGATACTGAGCGTGTGCATCAGGTAAATGTACAGGGTCTATATTAGCAGCAGTGTCTTTGTCTTCATTAAAACTTAAGATGAATTTACCACTGTTAGAACTACCACCAAACTTAGATGCTATTTTACTTTCTATCTGCCCTTGTACTTCGTCAGAAGGTACTCCGTTATTAAAGTTAATTAATAAACTAGGCTGTAATCCGTTCTCTATGTTAGATAAATGATAGTTTGACACCTCTTCCTCTAATTGACTGTACTGTAAAGAGGATTGGTAATCACAAGGGGAGTAGTAGTAAAACGAACTTGTATAAGTTCTCACTACAAATACCTCTGTAGTATCACCTTTAGCTCCGTTACCAAATGTAGGTATTCTTCTAGGCTTGTCAGACATCTTTTTATTCTTCCAATCAGGATGATAATAGTATGCTTTTATAACTCCTGAACTAGTCTTTTCAGCTCTAAGAGTTTCCATAGGATGATGCTTAATAGCAGTTACCTTTGTTCTGTTCTTATTGTATAATACTTTAAAACAACCTTGACCTAATAACTTTCTGTCTCCAACTACTTTTCTAAGCTCTCCTTCGTCTATAAGTTTCTTCATTTCGATATAAGAATCTCTATTGATATTTCTATCAACAGCATCTAATCCTCTACCATAAATCATATCACTAATACCATTAATACAACGTGCATTAGTTGGAGACCCTAAGAATCTATCAACTAAGTCATTGAAATAATCATTGTTAGTTCCATACTCAACATAATCTTTACCTGAATATTCTTTTACTGCAGGTCTCTCATAACTAGCTAAGCTAACTATCTTTAAATTACTTTTTTCTTTACTCATATATTTTTATTTCATCAGAGTCAGTAGCTACGTCTATAGTAAACTCTCCTTTGTTAATACTGTACTCTTCGTTATTAGAACCTGTTACAAACACTTTATCTTTAAATATAACTTTCTTGTTAGGTTCAGCAGAAGGAGTTGTTAAATAACACCATTCTTGCGTATTAGAATCAAATTCGTAATTAGATGAAGACTGAGACACTTCCATAAAGTAATATGCCCCTTCTATTAAAGAAGTAAATTCTAGGTCAATAGAAATACCTTTACCTGTATCCTTATGTGAAGACGCTGTAACTGTCTCTATGGCATTAGTTCCATCTCTAGTTATCTTTACATCTATATCTAAAAAAGGGTTGTAGTTTCTAGGTATAATTACTATGTTATTAGTCGTTATGTCTTTATCTAATAGTTTCATACTATATAATAAAAAAAGTGTGTTTTTGTTTTAGTTGCATAAAAAAAGAGCTACCGTTTAAAGTAGCTCTTTTGCAATAGTATTTAGTATTTATTAAGTACCTGATACAACACTTCCACCTGCATCAACAAGGTCAGTGTCTAAGAAATTAGCAGGAGCTTTCTCCATACCTGTTAAGGTAAGAGTATAACCTGACATATCACCCATAGCAGTACCTGTAACAATAGTACCACCTGTAACTTCCATTCCGTTGATTAAACCTGCAACGAAAAAGTTATCGTTTTGGTCTTCTACTACAACGTGAGGATGTCCGAAGGCTAATAATTTGATTTCTTTGTGGTCTTCTTTACTTAGTTTAGGAAGTGACACTTCTAAAACTTGTTCAAAAGCAACCGTTCCATTCTCGGCTGAAGCCTGAATGTTCTGTGTTAAAGATGAAGAAAAGTGTACATCGTATTTGTAAGCAGAAACAGTTGTTCCTAAAGTATCAATAACGTCAGCATCTGTAGCGTTCATTACAATACCATCGAAATCTCCGTAGTTAACGAAGTATATATTCTTAATCCCTCCAACAGAACCTTTACAAGGCTTCAATCTTCCTAGAGATAAATTTTCGCAAGACATATTTTATATTTTTAGTGTTAATTAATTAATTTAGTAATTGGGGAGCGTTAACTCCCCATTACATTATTTTGCTATTAAGCGTACCAAACGATTTCAGAACCGATAGCGTAGTTTACAGCAGCGGTGTAACGCATTATAAACCTAATATTCTGACTTCCGTCTAAATTTGCCATATCTAATACTTTAATCTCGTTTTGGTCATTCATAAGACCTGTACCGAAATGTAAGTTAGAAGACTGTGCAGCAACCATATTTCCTGCAGGTAATCCGTTAGCCATAAAGATAGATACTCCTTCGAACTGTAAGTTAGAGAATCCTTGATTAGAACCTTGATTTAAGTAACCGTCTCCACCACCTTGAAGTGCTAAAGAAGAAACGTAAGCTCTTAAAACATCAGAAGCAACGTATAATTTTAAATCTTCTTTTCCGTAAACAGTTTGAGGAATAGCGTTGATTACTTTTCTCATTTCAGCTTGGATAGTTGTTGCATCAACAGCAGCACCTACTACGTCAATTACGTCACCATCAGCAGCAAATAAAGCTAAGAAACCATCGTACTCACCTTCGTTACCGTCAGCACCATTCCAAAGAATAGACTCGTTAGCAGTAGCAACCTCAGCAACAGTTTTACCGATGATGTACTCAGCTAAAGAAGGAGGTAAGCTATCGTGTGCAGATAATCCCATAGACATTGCATCCCAATCGTCACGGAAATCTTGCTTACAAAGAGTAAAGTTTACTTGAAATTCTTTTGGCTCAAGTGTATTCTCTGTAATGTCAATAGTTGCAGTTGGAGTAAAGTCACAAGTACCATCTTTGATAAGGTCACTCATTTCTACTCTCTTCAATACTTGTTTGAATTTGATGTTTGGTTTTACAGTTAAACCACCATTTCTAATAGTAGTTGGTTGTAATAACGCAGCAGAGATAAAAGGCATAGCTTTTTCTCCTGCGTATGTAGTTGTAATGTTTGTTGTTGTAGCCATTTTTTGCTATTTTTTATTTATTATTTATTAAAAAGTGTTTTGAAGACGTGGTCTTCGGTTGTTAAATTTCTATTTTGAGCGTATAAGTAACTAGGCTTAGTTTCTACAGCTGCTTCAGGAGTATGAATCAAATCGTCAACTACCTCTTCTGATTTAGTTTCGATTACTTCTTCTTTTACTTCTTCTACAATTTCTTCAGATACTTCTTCTTTTACTTCTACTTCTTCTTTTACTTCTTCCTCTTTCACTTCTGATAATTCAGCAGGTACTTCTTGAGGAGTTGAAGGCGAAATGCTTTCCAATACTTTGGTGTACATTTCTTTTATTTCAGCTATCGCAGAATCAAACTCTACTTTTGAAACAGCTACAGGTACATCTACAGGAGCAGTCGAAGGAGCTTCTTCTTTTACAGCTTCCTTTGTCTCTACCTCTTTTGTTTCCTCTTCAGCTAAAACAACTTCTTCCTTTACTTCAATATTCTCAACTTCGTTTCCTAACGCTTTGCTAGAAAGCTCAACGATAGCCTTGAATAATTCTTTAGGGTTCTTCATAGTTTTAAAATTACATTAATAATTATACATTATAATAAGAAAGTAGTATAAGTGTTTTATTTTCAGTCCCAAAGACCTGCTCTATCATTATTATTGGTTCTAGGGTCAGAGCTTGTTCCTGTTACTTCTATCTCAGTTACTCTTACTATAGTGTCTTCAACGTGAGCAGCAGTTGTTAAATTAATAGTATCGCCTACAGCATATCCTGAACCTGCAGCAGAAACATTACCAAAAGATACTGCTTCTTCGTCAACCACATTAAGTCTAATATAAGCTCCATTACCACTACCTGAAGTAGATGACTGACTCATATTTATAAGGTAATCAGGAGTGCCTGCTAAAAGCTCTCCTCCTTCTAAAATCTCTACAAAAACAACTTCTCCTGTCTCTATTACACCTGTCTTGTTAAAGACTGTCCCTCCTGTTAAAGAGCCTAAGCCCTGACTCCAATAGTCAGGGGCTTGGCATTTATTATTACATTTTGTCATTGTGTAAGTATTTTTACACTTGCAATATTTAGCTCTCATTATGATAAATCTCTAGGTATCTTACTAAAATGCGATAAGAACAAGTCATTCAAGAAATCCTTCATCCCTTGAGTTACTATAGGATTGGTTATCTCATTAAACTTCGTGTAAGCTAATGTCGTTTGACCTCTACTTATCCTATGCGACGTATCAGCTAATATGTCAAATAAAGCGTTTCCATCTGAAGAGGACAACCCTGATTGAGCAGAACTAAAAGCAGTCGCTATCTCTTCTGAGAATCTTAACTCTTCCTTTCTATAAGCCTCACAATTATTTCCACCAAAAGTATAACTATGTAAGTTAG